ATTGTTTTCAAAATCAGCCCAGAAGCTAGGGTCCGTGTCATCAGCTTTACCCAATAAGTACCAAGCAGCATTTGCGGCACTCAAAGAAGATCCTAAGTTTAGCCCTAATTTTAAACCAAGCATGTTTGCCTCTTATTTTGTAATTAAAGTTAAAGACTCTGCCTTATTTCTGCAATCCATCCAAGCCGCCTTACCATCAATAACATATTCCGCGACATCTTTCTGAGTAAAATTTCCAGTCGGCTCTTCAGGCCATTGCGTACAAACTTGACTCGGATTGACGGGTACAGACTTTTCATTTTTAATCCCCCCGGTCATTGCGCAGCCGCTCAAGAGTGCCACGCAGAATAGGAGCAACATCCCCGTCTTGTTCATTTCCATTTTTAAGTGCCTTTTTTTGATTTTGAATAAATTGATCTTTTTCAGACTGTTTTTGAGCTAGGAACTCCGAATAAAGCCTCATTTGCTCAATATTGGCTTTTAATACCTCATTCTCGGCCCGTAGCTGCTCGGCATTGCACTTGTTTCGTTCTGCCGCCTCTATCCTGCCCTTGATATAAAAAAGTCCCCCTGCGGCTAAAATAACGGCAAAAGCCACTAAATAGACACGAGGGGGGAGGCTCACAATGGAGGAGAAAGCCGATTTTATTATGATCCAAAAAAACGCCACAGCCAGAAAACCTTTCTTTCTGATTTTATAGCATGTTCTTTTTTAAAAAGCACCTTATCGACACAGCGGCGAATAACTTCGGCTTCGGATATGTTATGAGCATGAGCAGCCGCCTCAATTGCGCGCGCACGTTTTTCAGTTACCGATGAAAAGGTGAATCTTTTTACCATTTTATGCCTCGTTTAAAGAAATTGTCCCTTTTGCCGTCCGATAGATTCTCTTTTGTAATTTGGAACAGGAATTCATGGGTGGACGGCGCGCAGCTAATAAACGTTCTTTTGGTATCCTAACTATTGAAACACAATCCCCATTGATACTTGAATGCTGATTGCCTCCGAGGACATGATAACACTTTCCAGCGTCTTCTCCGACATAAATACCGACATGACCACCACCAGAACGATGAAAAACCAATATGTCGCCCAAAACAGGCTCACCCGCAATAGGGTCGCCCCATTTGGCGAATGATCTCGCTCTAATCGCATCAAAACCATCTGGTGGCTGATAACCTGCCTTCATACATACATAGGACATGTAAAGAGCGCACCAAGCATCCGCGTCGCTTCTATACCACTGTGAAACGCTATGGTTTAACTCTTTGGCCCATCCTAGAATTATAGGGTTATTGTCTGGTCCATCAAACTCTCTTACCCCATAAAGCTTTAAAGCCTCATGCAATAGAGGTAATGAAATAGCCTTGTTTAAATCAGCATATTCTTGTGGAAGTTTAATAGCCATATGTGTATGCCTCCGCAGGTATAAAGTCTGAAAAAATTAAACAAGAAAAATCCCCGACAATCATCGAGGATATGAATTTAGGCTTTATCTTGTTCTGCTTCATTGGGTTCACCTTTTTTTATTTTTAATGCGGTTCTTGCGCCAACAACGCTACCAGCACGCGCCCCCTCCATCTTCATGTCAATATTCTCAACGTGTTTGTGAAAATCCAACTCTCTCTCTCCTATAAAATATAACACACGCCCAAAAGAGAACCTATAATTGGTTCTGCGTAAGCCCATGATTGGCCTTGCTTGTGTATTCTAAAATAAAGCTCTTGCCCGATAAAGTGTGCAGCTACGAAGCCAAGCCCCATGATGGGAATAGATAGAGTGGTTGCCCCTGCGCAAGTGAACACTGCCCCAATCCATGCCCCGCGCTGCACCCCTTTAAGAATCCCGTATCGACGGTCAAAAACGTTTTGTCCTTGCTTATAATGACCCGCAGGATAAACAGCATCCTTATAATCTCCCCACCATTTGTCAGTGCGGCCTATTGCCCCTGCTTCTTCACCCATAGACGGATGCGCGGCTAAAATCCAAGCAACGGTATAAATGAGAGCGTCCAGAAAATCGGCTTTATCAAAAAACACAAAAAGAAAAACGAGAAGCACTCCTAAGAGCTTCCCGTCTAGTAACCTATCAGCAATTTTGTTTTTATCCCTTAGATCGTGAATTGACCGGATTTTACCCAGCCATCCGCCCTTGACCATGTAGGCAATAGAAAAAATAAATAACGAAATCATATTTATGATCCAGAAAACTCTTCAACAATAATTAAACCAGATCCCCCATCTCCTCCAGCGGTAGTTCCGGCAGCACCGCCAGAACCACCAGCACCGATCGTATAGGTATATGTTGCAGAAGGTGAAGAAATTTCAAATTCGACATATTCACCAGCCCCGCCGCCGCCTTTACACGATCCACCACTTGCCGCACCTTGCCCACCACATCCAGTATTTGCATGTGCTGACAATCCAGCAGAGTTTTGCGCGCCACCAACTGTTGGCCCTGAGAATTGAGAACCTCCGCCGAATGCCCCAGTGGCCTCAACAGTTGACCCAGCTTGACCGTTCGCCCCGTTAAAGCGCAAAGACGCCGATCCTGAACCACCAGCACCGCCTAACCCACCAGCCCCAGTAAGCTGTCCTCCTCCTCCGCCTATTGCTGTGAATGAACCAAAAGATGTTGTTCCACCAGTAGAGCCAGCATTTGTTGCAAATGCAGAGCCACCGCCGCCGCCGCCAATCATGCGGACACGTATTTTTGTGCAATTTGATGGTGTTGTATATGTCGCAGCAGTGCCAGTCTTTAAATATTGAGTTGTTTTATTTTTCCCTTGGGTTGCTGTTGAAAACAGCGCGATAGTTGCGCTATCAAGAGTCATTGTGCCGCCTGAAAAGTCATTGTCTCCTGAGAAAGTATTGTCCCCAGAAAATGCATTATTTCCCGTAAAGGAATTATTAGCATTTGTTTCCGCCGTATGCTGCGCTGACAGAAGAACAAATACGTTTTTTGTGCCAGCCCCCCAGTTGACCTTTGCATTAGCGTTTGTTGATTCAAGAACGGTGTCGCGAGAAAGAACGTCAGGAGACCCCGCAGTCACAGTTCCGATTCCCACCTCCCAATCTGTGCCGTTGTTAATCTCATAATGGCAAGTGTTTCCGTCGCCAATGCCCGAGACAAAAGTCTGGAATCCCGTGATTGTGCCGGCTAAACTCAAAGAGCCTGTTCCAGTCGTGGTTGTCGTCTCGAATACACGGTTTGCCTTAGCGTATGCCATTATAAAATCTCCGTAACTTTAAAGCTTTTTTGAAAAATCCCGAAATATGCGTTTATTATTGGGGCAAGCTCGTCAAACGTACCATAAACCGCCCTTTTTTGGAAATAAGTTGTGTCAGACATATCTGGAATGACAATCAGGTCTTTTGTGATGCCGTGCAAAGAATCAAAGTCTCTTAGGCTTGCATACATCTCGTCTTTTGTGCCGAAACTTAAGCTCCATTTGATTGTTTTTAGAGTTTGCCTGAAAACCGCAGAAATTCCGCCCGACATTGTTCTTTGCACTTTGGATTGTTCTACATGACCTTCTTCCAAGCCATAATCTGCGTTGATCTGCGGCTGAAATGATTTTGAAAGGTATAGCCTTCCAGCCTGAAAGAACCCGTCAGCGTTGCCTGTATCGTCAATTTCTAATTTCCAATAACGGTATGTCTGAGCGGTTATCTGCGCCGCAAATATATTCTTTTCAAGTCCATAGTCTGTGCCAGTTATAAGATCAAGAGCACCGCTGGTATAGTCAGAAACTGCGGATGTTGTTCCCGCCTTAATGGTCACGCTCCCTTGCCCGTTGTGTCCAACTAATGCGATAAAATCTATCTCTGTTGCCGCGCCCATATCTATGTTGATTCCGCACACCAGAGACGATCTATAAACAGATGAAAGCTCTCTCTTTTGTAGATTTGACACAACATTTCCTGAGCCCAAAGCGGTTGTTGCTGTCAGGGTTGCTGTATCGCTCAAAGGTCTTGCCATTAATATGTTACTCATCCCCACAACTCCAATTCAACTGTGTTTGTTTCAACGTCTTTTCCAATTCCAACAACTAGAAAATCTTGCCCAGCATCAAGATTAAAACGATTGACCTTCAATGTCACGGTGTCGCCAATCTCAATGGTTGAGTATAAGGATTTGACGGAAACTTTGTAAAGTTTACGTTGAACTCCAAATAGTGATTTTATTCGTTGGGAATGCGTTAATGCATCGGACTGATTTGCCAGAAGCGTGTTAAATGACTTTTCAATATTTGAGCCTGAAACAGTTTTTATAGACGCGGTTTCAAGAATGATTTTCCTATATTCTTCTTGCGCAAAATCACGATATGAATCGCTTGCCGCCGTTGCAACCTCGCTCTGGTTTGTCCAGTTCCTTGCATATCCAATATTTATGCGCCAAGCAGGGGGATAGACGTTTGAGCATTGCAACTCCCCGTCGATGATGATGTTCTCGTTTATTTCAAGAACAGGCTCGCTCGGCTCTTCTCCCAATCCAACGCTCATAAGCCCGTCTGAGGTAAACGTCCAATATGCCGCAAGCGGAGTAAGTAAGGAATTAAGAATCTCGTTGCCGTTTGTTTTGTCGGAAATATAAATCCCTACATTATAAGGAAGGCTTTGGTCTAGGTGGTTGAAAGAGCCTTGGTCAATCTGGGTCTCTATCAGGTTATAAAGACCCATTTTGTTCCGCAGAATATAGCTGACGATTTGCCCTGTTTTCGAGATATACCCGCCAGAATTATGCCCCTTTGCGTCAACAGTGACAGCCCCATCAGGTGAAGAGCCTAGCCTAATATATCCGCCGGATAGTTGTGTTTTGTACTGCCCCGCAGAAACAGAGGCCGCAGATATATCAGCAACATTTCCGCCGTTTGTAAGCGCGACCCCCCTATCATAAACCGCCGTTATTTCCTCGATTGCCCCATCATGGACTTGATAAATCAGGTTTGCAGCATCGACCAGAACGGGGGTTATATGCTTGCACTCTCCGTACAATAAAGGCTTTGGCTTACCTTCAAGATCACTACCACCGTCAAGCCCACCATCTCCGCTATAAAGGCTTTGGATAAACTCCGTATCAAGAATCCTGTCATTGTTCTGGATGTTAATAATAATCTCGCCTTCGTGGTGCTCAATCGAATTGCAAAGGCCATCAAAAACCTTCACAAATTGGTCACGGCTAAAATCAGGCGCACCTGCATAAACTTTCACTGACCGACCAGACCAATACAGACCCGTTAAATAGTCAAGATCGCCGTCACCATTTAATAAACGGATTGCCCCAAAAGAACCAGAACGCCCTGAGAAATCGCCGTTAAATACGCCAACATCGAACTGGAAAGGGTTGTTTGTCGCTGGTAGGTAGTTTGTATGCGCGGGGCTATCAGACGCACCTGTGATGTATCCACGGTCTGAGAAATAGTATGTTTTTGTGCCGCCTGTATAATCAAACCCGATTGCCCCAATAGGAGTTGCTCCGATACAACCAAAGCCATCCTCCGTTTTCTGGATTCTGGCATCATATGGCTCAACCTCTATCAGGTAAACCAAATCAAAGAAAGGTCGCTTAAGAAGCTCCTTGAAATAATCAGGAGTTGAAAGGTCAATCGGAAAGTCTCCAATTGCATATTCACCTATAGGATATGTCATGCCGTGACCACCATTTGATTTGAGAGTCGCTCAAGTGATTTTCTAAGTTTTGTATTCTCTTCACGAACGGCTTGCAACTCGACAAGCATTTGCTCTTGAATTGATATTTGCTGAGCGGATGTTAGAGATATGGTGCTTACAATTGAGTCGTTTAAACTACCCTCAGGCGCGCCTAGTGTTGTGGCAATTCCTGCAATAGATTGCCGAACGTAGCTTTCCAATGCGGCAAAACCAGTGCCGCTTGCAAAAACATCTCTTCCGATACCAAGAAGATTTGATGCCTGACTTGTTATTCCGCCAAGGTTAGATAAGTCGCCTCCCTGAATTGCGGCAAGGTTTGTATCAAACTGCGAACGGGCGAGAGAAAGCCTTTGCGCTGGGTTTAAGCTTGACGCAGAGCCAAGAGCCTGTGAATCAAGAAACTCTTGCAGGGGAGATAGTGCGCTTGTGATTAAAGCCTTCTTCTGCGCATCGTATGACGTGGTAAGTTTATCAATCGGAAGTCCTAACGCCTCTGCGCGAGATTTCATCGTCTCAAAGCTATCAGAAAGTTCATTTAGTGCCGTTTGAAGAGGGCTAAGAGAATCAGCAGTTTCATTCAACCCCAAGGCAAACTTTGCCAAATCTATATCTTCAAGTGTCTTTGTCACGTCACCGCGATTTAGGCCAAAAGACTTTCTGGCAATTCCTAAAAGCTGCTGATCTGTATCTTTCGCAAGAAAAGAACCGTTTCCAAGAACATATTTAATAATAGCCGATGCGTCACCTACGTTTCCAGACAATACCTGATTGTGAAAGATTGCTGTCTTTATATCGCGGTTTGTGTTTGTTTCAACAGAACCCAATCCCTGCCTAAAAGTCGTATCTAATGCAGATGCAATAGCATTAAGCGGATTAACAACAGACTGAATGAATTGCTCAGAGCCTTCCCGCCCGTTTGTGCTGTAAGACAAAAGACCTTGCTGATTGACGTTTACCAGTCCGCCAAGAGTATTTCTCTTTGGTTTACCGCCACCAAATAACCCACCAACCGCAGAGCCTAAGAACCCACCAGCGACAGCACCAATAGGACCGAACGCACCGCCCACTAGACTACCTATGCCGCCACCAACTGTTCCACCGACACCGCCGCCGAGACCGAATAACTGCGCGCCCAAGCTACCAAGAGCACCATATCCTAAGTTACCAAACGCTTGTGCGCCAGTGAAAGCAGCACCAGACAGCAAATCACCACCAGCAAATAAATTTGCTCCTATTTTAGCACCGACATTTCCCAATGTCTGAGAGTATAGTCCGCCGTTTAGAAGGCTTGTTCCGATATTTCCCAAAGAGCCTAGAATACTCCCGCCTCCACCACCTGAACCAGCTGATCCTCCGAAGATTGAAGACGCATTCGCCGCGCCACTACCACCAGCGACACCGACAACAGACATAACAATAGGTCTTGCAAACGCTTGATATGCCAATTCTGCAAGCATGTCCTTAAAAGATGCTTTCCAGCCGCTAATCATTTTTTTAAATCCGCCGTCTGATTCTGTGAAAGCAGATTTGAACGCGCCAGAAAGATCATCTTCTATTCTGGTGACAAAGCTATCCATTGCCTTGTCAGCCTCAGACACATCATCTTTTATTTTAGTTATCGCAGTTTTGCTTGACGCGCTTCCAGAAGATGTGTTGCCAGATTTAAGTAACGATAAAAGTCTTTGATATTTTTTGCGAAGTTCCTCAAGTTCTGTACCAGTTTCGCTTATGTTCGTTTTTGCTGGAGTGCCATCACTGCCACCAAAAAGGGTATCAAAAGTCGTTGTCGGCGTTTTTGTCGTGTTGTATGTCGAGAATAGATCACCTGTGCCTGAGTAAATATCCTTATATCCGCCGCCAGCAAAATTCAGATTGTCAATTTTAGAGATGCTGAAACCACCGATGGAATTTGATTTCTCTATCACGAAATTTACCATGTTCAGGATTTGATTAACCTGAGTTTCTATGGTCTTGAGAATTCCGACAAACGCCGCAGCTATAATATTCGTTAAACCTTCAAAAGCTTGTCCTAATCCAAATACAGAAAGCTTCATTAGGTCAATAACTGCAATAATTGTTTTGCTTGCTCCAGAGACCTTATTTGTCTCGCCAACGAAGTTTTGGAACTCATTTTGCAGCTGTGCAAATGCCCGACCAACCGTCATTGGCATTTGCGCATATTGTGCCTCTACGTCCTGCGAGGCGGCTAAAATAGCATTAAAGGCGTCAACAGAATCGACAGACCCAGCGAGAACAAGCCTTCTAAGCTCTCCCGTTGTGACCCCAAATTGATCTGCTATAGCCTTCGCGACCGATGGCATATTTTCTAAAACAGAGTTGAACTCCTCAGCTCTAACAACCCCCGCAGACATTGCTTGACCAAGCTGAAGAAGTCCCGCTTGCGTTGCTTGTGTTGAAGAACCAGAGATGACTCCTAGCTTCTGTACAGTCCCCGTAAACTTAACCATATCGTCTATGGTCGCGTTTATTTCATTTCTAACGAAAGAAAGGCGCTGGAACACATCAACTGCACTAGATAGGCTACTGCCAGTCTGATTGCTGACATCACGAAGACCACGCCAAGCTTCTTGAGATTCTTTTACTGAATTTGTGGCGTTACGGATGCGCGCCTCAAGGTTTGTGTATTCGTCTGCAATCGTTATGACGCGCCTGACGATTTCTGCGGTAAAAACAGCTTTTAAAGCGGTTTCTAGCTTGTCCATAGATGCTGTCGTTTTGTTTTGCGATTCTGTTAATTTTTTTACAGCAGAATCGGCCTTTAGAAGCTCTTCATTATACTTTTTTGTTTGCTCTGCTAGTCTTAAAAAGCGCGTCGAACTTGTGTCACCAGAAAGTGCAAGCTCTTTAAGTCGCCTTGTTGCGTTATTGGCTCTATTCTGCAATTTCTCATATGCAGTTTCTAGCTTCTTCGTAGATGCTGTCGCCTTATCGCCTTTTTCGGCAATTTCATCCAAGTTTCTTTTGATTGTTGGGGCTTGGCTTAAATCGCCTTTAATCCCGATGACTATGCTTGCGTCCGTCATTCTGCTTTTCCTTCTTCTCGGCAATCTTGGCTGCGGCGGCCTCCATTGCTCTAAGATAGCGAATTAAGGTGTCTATGTCATCTTTATCATTCAGGCCATGAAAAACAGCCCACTCAACGATTTTAGACCAAGGAATAGGGCCGACAGTCATTCCGATCTGCCGCTCCGTCATAAGTTCCTGATACGCCATGAGATAGAAGTCCAGACATGGCAAAAGAGAAGGCTTTTTGCTTATTGCGGAATCGGGGAGCTGTTCTTGATAAGCCCCCCAATCCAAATGCCATGTAAGGACTTCAACTAGTTTTTTTCTTCAGCAACCCTTTCTTCTTCTGCGAAGTTCGCCTCATTTGCCGCCTGTTCGATAATGTCGGCAAATAATGCATCAAGGTCAGTTAGAAGTTTAATCACATTTTCGCGCGAAAACTCCATCTTTTTGCCTTTTTCATCCTTGATATTTTCCCATCCAATAATGACATGATCGGCATACAGTTCCGCCATTGCTATTTGCCTCTGCTTATCAAGCAATTCTCGGGCAAGAACATCAAGACGTCCTTCTGCTGCAAGCTTAGCCCTGCGCTCGAAAGGTCTCATTTTCAAATTGAATGCATCAATAAAACTGCGGTTTGTTGCCCCGCCAAATTTGACGAAAATCTGGAATGAGACGTAATCCAATTTGATCGGAGTGTTTACGGTTTTTATTTCTTTTGCTTTGAACATTTCATAAGGGGTAGTCATTTGTGGATTCCTTTCTGTGGTTTTGTGTTTTGTGGATTTAAAAAAAGGGGATGACGCCCACAAAAACGCCACCCCCCAACCATGCAAGGTTATGCTGTTCTGGTAATTTCCAGCGTGCCGTCAATGCCGCTGTCATAAAGACCAGTGAATTCCATTTCAGCCAGAATGTCCTGATTATTTCCACCAGCAACAACGCGCCCGTTTTGGAATTTCAGATTTGGTATATTGAACACATAGTTTTTAGACGACGCACCGCCCAGCTTAAACGTCAGGTCGGTAGCTGTTCCGTCCAAATACATTTCAATAAGCTCTTCGTCTTCAAAATAAGCAGACAGCGTGCCCGTGACAACAAACTGCCCCTTTCTGATTCCTCGCGCTTCAACAGAGCCTAATACCGCTTGCTGTGCGAGGTTATTGGCAATGTTAATATCAAGAGCCGTCAGTTCTGGTGATGTCACGCCAGTCATTGCGAGTGATGCAAAGTTGTTTGAGGCGTTTATAACATCATTCGCATTTACGGCCGTATAAGAAGAGCCTGAAATTGCCGCTTGAGCGGATGAAAATCCTTTAGCAACAAATCCAAATGAGCCAGTTACAATCTGGTTGGCCGCCATCGAAAGAGATACAGAGTCGGGTATTGCGCCAGTCAAACGATGGTATTGATCGGTCGCGCCTGTTTCAAATAGCTTTTCAAGTGTAAATGAGCTTTGTGTAACGCCGTTTGTCAATACGTTTGTTGACCATGAGCTAAAGAGTGCCGCAGCTAGCCAGTCATCAAAAGAGCCATATGAAAGCTCAAAATCAACAGAACCTCCAGCCGCCTGAGAAACACGAGTAATGTCCTGAACATTACGATCTGCTCTGATTTCATTACTCTGAACGGTCGAGAAGTTGGCGTTCAAAGATTCGCCAGTGAAACGAACATTCTTAAGTGTTGGGGTTGCTGGGGTCGTGCCATAGGTCGATTCTGCGACGTAGGCGAGGTTTGTTTGAGATGCGTCAGCCATTTAAAATCTCCTATGCTGAAATCCACCTTTACGGCGGTCTTGTCGAGGTTAGGTTATGATGTCATATCGATAGGCAATTGTCACGTTCCACTGATACCAGCCATGGCCGTCAGAACCTATGTCTTTTGCATTTATATCAGAAAAAATAAATCCGGCCAAAGAATTGTCTAAAAAGATAGATACAACATCATCCGCCTTCGTCCTGCAATCTACCGCGCCGCCGTTCTCTTTTGCAAAAATCTGGATGGTTATGACTCCAAGGCGTCGATATAGGTTGTTTGTCGGACTGCCGATTGATGCTTGACGCCCCACATTGTTTTTCATTGAGAACCTTACCCAACTTCCGTTCGGCTTGGTAAACTGCACATCAGGCCAAGCAATAGGCGTTTTATAAACCCCCGCCACTTTCCAATTTGTATCAAAAAAACCCTGAACAGACGCTTCGGCAGCTTTGAAACTCATTTTACACGCCTCGCTATTTCTTTGACCTTAGAAACTCCGACCTGAACAGCAGCCGCAACAAATCCCGCAGGGGCTTGATCTGAATAACCATCATCCAGACGATTGATATATGGCAGATTGTTTGAGATATAAATGACATCATCTGGTTTTGTATCTTTTCCTGATACAGATTCGGCCTGCGCTTGCCCAGCATCACCATTGTCTGGCTCTCTTATCTCAAGGGAAACGCGATTAATGTCCATCCACCAGTTTGATTTTGCGCGGCCAGTGTCAACAGGCGTTGACTGTATCAACTCACCATAAACAGCCAAAGCGGTTGCGCGGTGGGTTTCAGTCACTATCCGGTCAACTTTTTCCTTGCACTTTTTTATCTGGTCGGAAAATGAGGTCACTCTTCCCCCCAAATTCTATCAATTAAACAGTCCTTCATATGCTCGCACGCACCTTTTAGCTGCATTGCTGTAAACCCTTTATCATGTGTGCAGCCGCTTGCCACTGTTCCATCTTTGTATAGAACAAAAAAACCTACAGCATGAGTATCACTATAAATTGAATATGAAAGGGCATCTACAGAGTTACTGAAAATAGTACGCTTATTTTCAATGACGCGGATTTCCGCACCACCGTTTTTCATTTTAATTTTACCAATCTTGCATCCGGTCATCGTCTCACCTGCAATTTATATAGAAGCGCAGTATCGGCTGGTTTAACGATATTAACCGCCACTACCGTCCATTCAATTCCGGACTCCTTGATTTTGTCGGCAGTTGTAGGCTCTTCGGACAAAGAAGATGCAGCAATCAAAAGCATCTTATCATCTTTTCTAATAAGCTCGCCGTCAATGTCTGAGAGTTTAAAATCGGTGAAGACAGCTTTAACAGTCGTTTCCGTTTCTGTTCCAGCCGTGAAAGTACCAGCAGATGGGCTATAAACATTCGTTCCCTGCTTTACATGGGTTACGTTGCGCCCCTTTTCATCAATCATGCGGAGAGAAATCGCAGCAAGCCCTGTATAAAAATCTGTCATACTCGAACAGCCCTTGCATTAACGGATGAACCATTCAAAAGCTTACGCAATAGCCCGTCAATCGCTGGCCTTGTGCTTCCAAGTTTAGCATAGTCCGAATACTCAACCTCAATCACATCGACCTTCTCGCGCTTCGTAGCCCTGCCCTGCGTTGGGTTAAGCTCGGCAGATAAAGATTCAAGAGCCAGAATGCAAACCGCTTGCTGGATAGTAATAGGAACTTCTCCACTTATATCGTTCACGCCGTAAAAATATGGATCGTTATATGTTCGAGGCCAAGACAAAGGCTGGTCTAACTCCACCAAATACCCAATCCACCGTCCGTTATATTGTTGTTCAATAAAATCTGTTGCCTTGATTAGGGCTGCTTGTTTTTGCGCATTTGTCAATGCCGCCCAAGACGCTGCGCCGCGATCATCATGGTATGTGTCAGCATATGCCACTGTGACATAGCTATTTGCCCCTGCAACAACCGTTCCGTCTTCTACCGTGAAAGCCATTTTATACCTGCTCTAAAACATACCTGAACGCGCTACCGTTCGCCAATTCTTCGCGTGCCCATTGAGCATAAGACAATCTGTGCAGATAGTCACGCATTTCTAAATCATTCGGGTATTTTATGTTTTTAAAATCACAGGACAAATCTGCATATGTCGGGTCATACTCGCAATTTTTATCGCATATCACGGGAACGCCGGCCAGAAGAGCATCATTTCCGACATTTGAATTATGGACATAAACCGCCATAGCCCCCGCCATATCCTCTTCAATCGTCAATTTTGATAATTTTTGTTTGTCGATACTGGTATTCATAGGATGGTGTCGAACGCGATACGCTAGACCAGAAGCTTCGCACTTTTCAATGGCTTTTTGCGTCCAGCGATTGATTGCGGTTTCGTCCATGCCGTGGCTTGCATCATTTGGCACTTGCTCGGCAATTAGAACATATGAACCGCCTGATTTTTCTTTAGGGTATTTAATTCCCAACGCTTCCCATCTATCAGAAGTCCCATATCTTGGCAGCCAGTTAAGCCCACCTAGTCCGACCTGCCAGTACCCATCGTATCCATTTGACCGCATGGCACGCTTGATATAGCCCAAATCAATAACAATACATGGCACACCACGCCGCTCATGCTCTGCAATTATTCTCTTCCCAAAATATCTCATTCCATAAATAACGCATAGATCACACGGCATCCATTCAGATTTTCTAAACCCTTTTTGCGCGACATGGTTTATTTCATATCCTAATGACAAAAGCCCAGCGACAACTGCACTGGGCGTATGTGTTTCAAAAGAAAACGAGGGGTTAAGAGTCCCCTCGTACCAGAAATTAACAACCTCAGCCAAGAGCGTTTGCCTTTTTGGTTTTGATTTGGATACCCGGCAAGGATTTCAAGCTTGTGAAAGCCTGTGTCCAGTTCGAGTTCGTTGCCAACTGTGCAAGTGTTGGGTTTTTGGTTGACGTGCTAAACGCCATGCCTTTCAGCCCTACTGCAAAGTTCTCTTCGGCTTGGTAGCGGGTGTAGATATTCTCCGCACCACCAACGCGCTCAACCAACAGCTCACCGATACGGGTTTCTTGGATTTCCGCCGCACCAGATACAAGACCATAAGTCGTGTAGTAGTTGTCAGTTGAAACAGAAGAGCTGCCGTTAGAGAACAGAGCATCAGAGTCAGTTACAACAACAGGACGTCCCAAAGTGCCCGGAGAGCCTCCATAAATGACTGTTCCAGCAACGCTGTCAATCTTATCGGCAATTGCTTGCCCCTGAAGCTCAAAGAACACACTCGAGTGCATAACCCAAGCAGCGACGTTTGAAGCTTTGTCACCAAACTTGGCAAGTCCGCTGTTCAAGATACTGTGGGTCATAGTTGCGGTAGAGGAGTCCTGAACCAAACCATTTGCCAAAGCAGTTACGCCATAAGCACCAGACAGCCCATAAAGGACAGAATCAATATGCTCTTTCATGACTTCGTCAGCAGCTTGTTCCCCGATCAAGAACACCATCTCATCCATTGACATCCCTGCTTTATGAACAGCTTCGTCTGTGAATGTCGCAGGACCAATCTTGATAGAGCGGTCAACTTTGACGATTTCGCCTTGTGTTGGGCCTACTGCGGCAGCGGCAGATGTGGAGGTATTATCGCGGCGTGTTACCAATCCAGAAATTTTTGCAAGGAAAGATTCCTTGATAAATTCCGAGTTTGATACGTTGCTCGACATGATGATTGAGTTTGCAGAATTGGCGTTAAAAGCGGCCAAATTACGTTCTAAACGCTCGGTATAACCAGCAAAGAACTGTTCGTTATAAACCTTCATATCAGAAGGAAGTGCGGGTACAGCCATATTTTATCTCCTAAATTAGCTATTGAAGTTTGTCGTATGCTTCTTTTCCGTTTTCACGGATATAAGCGGTTTTCTCTTTGACGGACCAATCCGCCTTCTTGCCGCTAGGAGCTTTGCCCCCACCGATTGAGCCACTGGCCCCGCCGCCGCCGTTATTTGGGGCTGCAATATAATGCTTTCCAAGGTCGCCTTGCGCCCATTCAGAAACATAATCTTTAATCGGTTTGCCATCAAACTTGGCAACTAAAACTCCGTCAACATCTTCTATTTCGGCCTTAGATGTGGCCTTGATAAGAGCTGTCACTGCTGGGATGTGGTGGGCGGCAATATTTGCCGAAACCAAAGCATCCGTTAATCCTTTGTCGACTAGGGTCTGATTCAATCGCCCTGTTTGCAATTCCAATTTAGACAAGAGCTCATCTTTTTCTTTTTTTGACTTAGCCTCAAGTGCGGACTTAATCTTTTCAACATCTCCAGACTTAGCCGCCGCTTCTTCTTCAGCCGCTTCCTTCGCTGCCTTAATCTCGTCAAGCTGATCTTGAATCGCTTTCATTGACTCTTTTACTTTTTTAGACTCACCAAGTAATTCTTGATTTTTTGATTTCAGCCCTTCGACTTGAGCATCAATGAGCTTTTGTAGTTCGGCCTTGCCTTCGTCCGTGTCTGTGTTGATTACTGGCATTATGTACCCCTCGGGTTTGTTGTGCGCCACAAGCGCGGTTGGTAAACTTTTAAGCGTCAATACGATAGTAAAGCGTAGAGCCTTTTGGAACTGCTATATCGAACCAGACAGCTTCTGGTGTTGTGAAATAGTCTCCTGAATCTCCAACTTGCGCAGATGAAAGTCCAAGCCTATGGGCAACATCGGTATATACGCGCAGTAAAACAACCTCTGCGCCAAGAGCAAAACTTTCAGGAGTCGTTGATGTAGTGGCGTCTTTTGTTCGATTGTAAATCTCGCCCAAATTAGAAACAGGAACATAGCTGTCGTTAGCTGTTCCAGATTTTCTATAAGCTTCAATTACAATTGTTCCCATGTTTTTTTCCTATTCAAAAACTTTAGACCAAACCTCGGAATCCCGCGATCTTAACTCTGCAAGTGTATATTCTTTGCCAGAATTGTCAACGAACCTGTCTAGTGGCAAATTTCCTTGGCGGAATAATTTTGCTTTTGCCACGCCTAAAACTTCATTCTGGACGGCGATAGGTTGTGACTTTAGCCAGTCGCCATAGGTTGTGTCATC